TTTTGTATGTATTTTTGTATGTATTTTTGTATGTATTTTTATTTTGTATTTTTTTTTTTTTTAGAATAGGAGGTATATTAAACATTTTTAATATTTTATTTAAATAAGATGTACTGAATATGTTTTTTTTATAAAACATATTTTTTTTTGTTATTTCTATATTTACAATAATTTTAGGTTTATAGTTATTTGGTAATTTGTTAACGTATTTTACAGAATGTTCATTATAAAAATCAGTATAATAATTAAATTCTTTATTAGTCATATTTATTATTATTTGACTTGATGTATTTACCACATCTGAATATCTATATGGATGAAATTTTGGATGAATATTTTTATAATATGTATTCATTGCTTTTAATAAATCATTTTTTGTATGAATTTTACTATTTTTTATTTCTGTTTCAATAATATGCTTTCTTATAAAAGAATTAAACCCAGAAATATCACTTATGTGACCTTCTTTTTCATATATTCCATGATTCGTAAAAATAGAAGGTCTATTATTTTTTAACTTATTTATATGTACATTTTTATTTGATGTATTGTATTTTTCTATATGAAAACATTCATTATCTAAAAAAAATAAAGTATGACCTTCTATAGAAAATGGACATATATTATTAAATAAACAATTATCTAATTTTTGTTTTATTAATTTATCATGCAAATATTTATAAAAATTATCTTTTTTGAAAAAAATAGTTTTATCTTGTGTATTTAAAGAGGAGTTTAAAATTGCAAATCCATTTTCATTCATACCTTCAATATAATTTGTAAATAAATCTTTTAAATATACAATTTCAATACCATTAACAATTTCATGAACAATTTCTGTATTAGTTTTATAATTTAAATCTCTATTTTTCGCTAATATTTTATCATTATTTACTTTTGTATAAAGGATTAAACACATATTATATATTTTATATATAATATTTGAATATGTATATTAATATTTTTTAATAACAATTCTTAAAAAAATTTTGAATAATTTACATAATATAAAACTGCTAAATAAGATAAAATACCTAAAATAATAGATAATAACCATATTGGCAAAATGGTTTTATTTTTGTATCCTATACCAAATTCACGAATACTTCCATCTTTATTATAAAAACATGGTGGTTTTGAATATTGAATTATACTAAAAATAATAATAAATAACATAATAGATATTAATGTAATATTTTCTCTTATATAATTTTTATTCATTGTATATATAATTATAAAACAATATTTTTATTATTATATAAATTATATAAATTATTTAAACATATCTTTAACAATTAGATTAAATGAAATTGTTTATTTTGTTCTTTTTTTTTCATAATTTTATAACTTCTTCACCAATAATAAAAAATACTAATTTTCCTAGTTGTAAAAATTGTATTTATTATAAACCTAGTATTCATAGTAATGAATTTACATCTTCTTTAAGTAAATGTGAAAAATTTGGAAGTAAAGATATTGTTACAGGTGAAATTACATATGATTACGCTAATTCTTGTAGAAATGATGAATTATTATGTGGAAAAAAAGGAAACTATTTTGAAATAGAAAAAAATATAGAAATGAAAATGTTAAAGTACATTATATTAGGAAATATACCTAATATAATAATTATAATGTATTTTTTAAGTGTATATATTTTTTATATATATAGTTTAACAAAATGACTATCTTTACATTTAATCAAATATTTTATTTACATTTTTACTAAATTACTTTTTTTGTAAATTATTAGTATTCTTCTTCATAATCACTATATTCCTCTTCAGGAGCGTCTATACCATCTGTATTTCCATCCCAATATGTTTCACCCATATGTTTCATATCGTATGCATCATTTTCTATTTCTAATTCAGTTTGTTTTTCATTCATATAATCATCTAATAAAATATCTATATTTTCATCTGTAGCGTTTTTATTATTTTTGCGAATATTTCTCTCTGCTTTTGTCATTTCATCTCTGAATTGTTGTTCTTCATCATAAAAATCTTTATCTAAAGTAGTTAATCCTTTTTGTAAACCCTTACTATACATACCTAATTTGTTTATTTTTAAAATAGTATCTACATTTCTTTCTTCATCTGTTATATTTTTTAATCTATCCGTTACTATATTTTTTTCTTTTTCTTTTAATTTAAATATTTTATCTTGAATATCTTCATATGAAATATTAATCATATTTTTTTGTGTGGAGAGAATTTCTATAAAGACAATTAATAATTGTGATATATTTTGCTTTAATTCTCTTTTATTGCCATTTAATAGTGTTACAGTTTTTTCTGATGTTATTGATAAATCAACACGTGTGTCTAATTCTTCTATATATTCTGTTGTAAAAATATCAGTAATTTCATTTGTATCATTTGAGGAAGTTATTTCATTTATTAACATATCTTCGTCATCACTTAATTCAATATAACAAATCATGACTTTTAATAAATAATATTCATAAAGAAAACGACTTGTTCTTTCATCAAAAATTGGTTTTATTATTTTATTTTCAATTTTAATATTAGTAAAACATGGTGTATATTTGGATAGTAATAATAAATTTTTACTAATTTTTTGTACAGTACTAAGAATTGTGTTTAATTTGAATGTACCATAAAATGTTTTCATTTTTTCATAATAATCATTTATATTTTTTTTTAATTTAAAAGAATGATTTTTGGAAAACCCATAATAATCTGGTATATGAATATCATTATAATCTACTTTATTTAAAATAATATTTGGAAATATAATAGCAAAATTTGTAATAAATGATTTATAAAAATTTATTATATTGTATGTTTTGTCATCAGATATTTTAATTTCTTCATTTTTAGTAGTATCATCTGTTTTCCAAAAAGATAAATTTTCTATTGAATTTTTCATTTCAATAATTGATCTTCTTGTTACATTTTTTCCTGTATTTGATTGTATAAAATCAACTATTTCTTCTTTCATGATTTCAATATTTTTAATTAAAAAATTATTTAAATCTTTAATTTCTTTTGTACTTTCTTCATTAGCAATATCAAATGTATCTAATGTATTTTTAATTAATTTACGTAATGAATTTTCTACAAATTCTTCATTTTCATCATCCATTCTATTTAACAATTCAGATAACTTTGTAATTTGTGAATTTTTATTATCATTTATATTCATATGAATAATATTATTACGTCCAATAATTTGCAATAATCGTAAAAATTGTTCATTTGTATAATTTCTACCATCATTTTTCAATTTAATGATTATTTGTTCCAATGAAGCGTCAGATGAATTGAATAATATATTTTCTGGTTTGTTTGTACAAATTGGTATTAAATCTGTTGGAATTGGTATAATTGATTTAAATTTACAAAAATAAATAAATGATAAGTAAATTGTTTTTTCATCAAATGTTTGTTGAATAGATGGATATTTATTTTTTGTATTTATGTTACTATACAAAATACTTGCTTTTGAATAACTAATAATATCTTCTGTCATATTTTTCAAATCATTTATTATTTGATTATATTCTTTTATAGAAGATTTATGTTTCATAAAATAATCAATGGTACTTTCATTTTCTTCACTTTCACAACAAGCGTTCTCTAAATAAGGAACATTACCAGAAGTATGAAGTAATAATTTTTGATTTTTAACATATTCTTGTATTTTTTCTTGAATTGCTAGAGAAAATTGCATTATTTTAGATTCAATTACCAATATTTTATCTCTCTGATAAATAGAACCATTTTTTAAATCATTTATTAAACTTTTTTTAAATTCATTTGATACATTTACCAAATGTTTTATTTTAAATGAAATTAATGGTGGTAAAAAGTGCACCCATTTGGAAATATCATGTTCTTCTGGTATTTTTTCTGTTGTATTTGTTAATAAATAATTTGTTTTTTCTTCAAATTTTCTATTTATATTTGGCAAATTTAATATCACATTGTCCAAAGAATTTTTTATTTTATTCATTATTATTTCTTGTTTTTTTCCTTTTAATACATTCCACGGTTCTCCTGACTCTCGTATATCATAAGCAACACAACTTAAATAAGATAAACTAGATAAATCACCTGCACCTTCAAATGGATAACCTGAAAAAGACATTATACATCCAGGATGAGTTTTTCTTGTTTTAATAGATGGAATTGCTGTTTGAACTGCAATTAAAAATAAACCAAATGTGTAATATAAAATTGCTGTATTATAAAAATCTTTATAAGAAGGTATTTTTTTACCTTTTTCAGCCATTTCTTTTATTTGATTTTTATAATCACTTTCATTTTCTACTGTTTGTTGCATAGATAATAATACATTATTCATAATAAATTCTTTTTGACTTTCTATATTTATACCCATAGCAAATGACAACGCTCTTATTATGTTATCAATCATTTTTGTTTCTGGAGTATTATAAATTGGATTTTTTGAACTAGTTGCTATAATTTTACTACCTGCATCCATTTCAATTACAGATCTTGATGATTTTTTAAATCCATCTTCGTAACCTTCATCATTATCATAATCTATTTTACAAATAATCCATCCACTATATTTATCTACAAAACAATCACCATCGTCGCTTTGTTTTCCAATTGTTGATTTTAATGTTTCTAATAAATCGCAATATAAATCTTCACTTTTAATAAAAGTGCTTGCTAAATCAAATTTAAATGTTGGCAAAAGTGGAACACTTGTTTTATTACAATACAACCAATGAGTTGTTTCTTTAAATCCTAAATCATTAAACATCTCTAAAGAAGGTCTTGTATATGTATTTACAAAACGAATAATATCATTTTGTTTTTTTATAAAATCTTTTTGTGATAATATAAGATCTAATATTTTTGAATAAGGAGAAATAACTGATAATATATTTTCATTCTCTATTGTTGAACTAATACGAAATTTTTCATTATTATATTTTAACATTTGATTTGTTTCTATTTTTGATATAATTTGTATAATAGATGACAAATAATTAAATTTTGTTTGTATTTTTTTCTCAAAATTTTCTTTTGACTCTTTATATTTTTCATCAAATTCATTTATTACATCTTTTAATAATTTTGTTTGTAATCCTAATTCATATGTTTTAATATTTGTACATTTATCATCTACTAGTTTATTAGGTATATTTATACATTGACTTTGTAAATCACATAAAATTCCATTTTCATTTGTGTTTATGTCTTCACTTGATAATTCTGTATTTATTTCCCATTTATTGTTTTTTCTTACATAATAATCAACTTCATCAGAAATTTTTTCGTTATATCCTTTATATAAAATTGCAAATTGACCATCTAATACTTTTTTGTGACCATCTAATAACGTATTTGCTAAATAATCAGCGTCTATTTCTGTTAAATTGTATTTTTTTATTAAATCATTTTTAATATAAATTGTCAATTCTTCTGGTGTCATTTTAATAATTTCTTTTTCATAATCATTAAGTAATCCATAGTTTGTTTTGTCATATTTTTTATCAAAGTAAATCATTCTATTGTTATCAGATTCAAGTGATTCAATTGATGTATAATATTTTGCAATAGTAATTGTTTTACAAGAATCTTCTTCTCCTTTTTTCTTTTTTTCATCTTTATATTTTTTTTCTTCTTCAAAAAGTGTAGAAAATTCACTTGGAAACATTAAAGGCAAACTTTCTAGTGCAATTGCAGTAGTATATAATTTTGCACAATCTTTTTGGATTATTTTTTTCAATATTTCAGAATTTGTAAAAGTTTTTTCTGGATCAAAAAATTCATAACTTTCTATAAAAACATTTGAATATAAATCATTTTTTATCATATTTATTACTGAAAATGCCTTTGTTGAAACTATTTTTGCTGAATCAATACTTGATATTATCTTAAACAGTCTTGATTTTTCTATAATTGATTTATTATATTCTGAAATTTTGTCGCTTATAAAATTTACAATTTCTACATATTGCATATAAGTTAAATCATCAGAGTAAATTAAAAAAGGTTCAAGATAAGAAATAACATCAATAATACTTAATTTTCCAATAATATATTTTTTCATTAAATTAAATATTGTTCTTGTTTTAGGAACAATTGTATTAATAAAATTTGAATAAATCTCTTGTTTTGACATATTTCCAATACTTTCATCTGATAAATTTAAAACATAATTTTTTATACTATTTACAAAATTATTTTCATTTAATTCAATTGTTGAATCAAAATTATCTATAAAATGATTATTTACCGTTGATTTTTGTTTTAATAATTCCCAATAATTTAAAAAAAATAAATTTAAATTTGATTTATCCAATATAGATGTACCTGGTAAATTAATTTTAGAAAAACGAATGGTTGATTCTGGTAATGTTACAATAGATTTAATGGACATTATATCATTTTTATTCATTGGAACACGTATTGTAACCATACGACTAGACGTATTATCAATAGTATCTAATTTTGTATCTCCTAAATTATATTTTTGAATTACAAAACGTCTGTTTTTTATATTATTATTTGTAAAAATAGAAGAATACATATTTTCTAAATTGTCTATAATTACATTAATATTGCTCATAACTTCTTTTTCAATTATAATTGAATTCATATTTTCATCACCAATTAATTCAAATGGTGTAAAATAAGGATTTAATTCAGAATATAATGAACTATACTTATTTTGTTCAGATGGCAAATTATTTGATTTATAATTATTAATTAATTCATTTATATCTAATAGATTTTTACCTAAATCAATTTCAATTATGTCTGTATTTTCATCTCCAAATTCATTAACATTATATACTTTTTTTATATTTTTTACAACAGGTAAAATCCAATATAAATTAATTTTAAAATTATTAAAGTATTCCATTAATGGTTTATATGTGGATTCTTTGACAATAGCTCCTTCAATATTTCCATATTGATCAAAGTAAGAAAAATGCTCTCTTAATTGTTTAAACCTTTCAATCATTATATGAATATTATTTAATACTCTTGGAGTTCTTTGAATATTTGGAATAGTAGAGAGAATTTCATCTAATAAATCAGAAACTTGTGTTTCAATACTATATCTTTGCAATTTAGAAGATACATCCATATATTGAACAATTGGTCCTAAAATTTCATCTTCAAATTTAATCTGATCTGCTCTAATTACAAATTCTCTTATTTGATCTTTAATGTCTTTGGTTTGAACACCTATTTTTATTTGTTCTGTTTTTACTTTTTCTTTATCTTTTTCTATTTCTGGAATATGTTCTTCTTGTGGTTCTTGTTCTTGTTGTTCTTGTTCTTCTTCTTGTTCTGGTTGTTCTTTTGAAATTGGTTCAGATGGTTTATTGCGAATTTCAATGTTTTCAATTGGTAAATCTTCAGGTATACCTTTATAATCAAAATTTATATATAAAATATCACCATCAATTGTTTTGATTTCAATCATATCTTCTTCCAAATTAGTAATTTCTGCAGTAATTATTACAGGAAAATCTCCTCCAAAATAAATATTAATCCAAGTGTTGGGTAATAAATTATTTTGTTTTGCATAACTAGGTGAATCAGCGCGACTAATAATTCCAATTTTTGTAATATTACCATCACCTAAAATACCATTTTCACTTATTTTCAATTTTATTCTCTCTAATGTGTCAATATTAATTAAATACGTTTTGGATTTATCAATATAATCAATTATAAATGTATTTTCATTTAAAATATCATTTTTTGGATTTGTTATTTTAATAACATCTCCTAATTGCAATTCTAATATAATTTCTCTACCTTTTGGTTGGTTTACACTTTTATTTTTTATTTCTTCTTGTGTGTCATTTGATTGTTCTTTATTTAATTCTTTATCTTCATTTAATTCTGTGGATGACATTTTGTTTCTATATTTATGATAGAAATTTTTATACTTAAGTGTTTACATTATTTATTTTCTAAATTAAAAAATAATATAGAAAATAATATAAAAATAATATAAAAATAAAATATAATATATAATTATATATGAAATATTTTAATTATTTTGTTAATTTTTTGGCATTAACTATTGTTAACGCTAATAATTTTTGTGAAGAAGATTATTCCAACAATTGTGTTTCATTTAGTGTTTCTTCAGGAACTGGTTGCGCTTGGATGTGTAGTTATTGTGCAAATCAATTAGGTACAAATAACTATTATTTTACAGATAATGTTTGTACCTATGAAGAAGGTGTTGGATGTGTAGGAAATCCAATTGCTGGTAAAACATATTCTTGTTGTTCTAATTAGTAAGAGAAATATTTTTAGAAATAAGTAAAAATAATAAGTAAAAATAATAAGTAAAAATCAAATTTTATTATTTAAATATTCTTTTGTATTTTTACAAAATGATTTTAAATTTATATATTTTTTGTTTATCATAATATAAAAAATATTATTTTTTTAAACTTGATTTTTTAGATTTATTTCTTTTTGATTTATGTTTTCTTGATTTATTTCTTTTTGATTTATATGTCGTTCTTGTTTTTCTATCCAACAACTCGTTAATTTCATTATGTTTATGGAATAATTAGCATCTCTGGTTCTAAATACGTTTTTTTTGTATTTATTACAATCACAACATTTCTTACTTGTATTACATTCATTTATGGTAATTGTGTGATATTTTTTATGAATTAGTTTCCTTAATATTTTATTCATAGTAGGTATAAAATGTTTCATTTGAGAAGACCTATTCCAATTACCATAACCAATAAGAATATTTTCACCAAAAGTTTCTTTGATTTTATTAAGGAATGTTTCTTTGATTTTATTAAGGAATGTTTCTTT